TCTTCTGATATGCCATCCGGTGATATGCAAAGAATTGGAATGGCGGCATTTTGTAAAAAACCAACTTCCTTAAATGAAATAAACAATTCATCAGAGATTGCCTCACGTGCATAAACTTCCAATTCAGAACCTCTAATCATATCGTTGGAAACGTATGAATCTTCCATTTCCCAATCTTCAGTATTTTGCGCTATTAAATCTATTAATAACGTATCGCTTTTAACAAATAAACCTTTGCTTGTTGTTCCAGTTATTTTTCCCCACCGAAGTTCAAGCCACTCCGGAGTCCCTTGAATTGTGTTATGCTTAATCATAATTAAATATATTTTACAGTTGTTTTATTTTTTCTATGTCCACATAACATATTACCTAATGTTTTTGAACTCATATTTAAATCTTTAGCGCAAGCCTTACAACCTAACCAAGTTTTTAATGTTATAGAACATTGAATCTTTTTACTACCTGAAATTGATATTTTTATTTTAGATTCTTCAGTATGTCTATAATTTAAAACATCCCTTCTATGATTCATATTTTCTTTAGGTGTAGACCATTCTAAATTCTCAATCCTATTATCATCTTTAATTCCATTAATATGATTTATTTGAGACTTGTTTTCAGGGTTTGGTATAAAAGCTAATGCAATTAATCTATGCACTCGATAATACTCTTTAATAGTTTCTTTTGTTAATGTTAATTTTTTATATCCTCTTACATCACTAAATGTTAAAATAACATTTTTGCCTTGATATAAACTTTTAACTCTACCTAAATTACTTACTTGATAATACCCTACATAATTAGGTACATCCTTCCAAATTTCTTCTTGCATTGTTTTACGTTTAAATAATGCGTTTAAAAAAGAATCGAGGAAACCGTAAACGCTTCAGCTTTCAAATGGCTAATTACTTCCATTCTATCCTCGATTGCAAATATACAAAGAATGTTTAAATAAACAATCATAATTGTGCTATTTGTTCTTCCGTTAATATATAATCTGCAATCAATTTATCCTTGTCAAATTTACCGCTTTTAATCGCATCTAATGCCTTTGCAAATCGTTCTTGGTTAATCGGTTGTTTTTGCTTGATAAGTTGCGTAGGCTTAACTCTAATACCTCCTACTTGTTTACCCATCATTTTTACTGACTCATCGAAACTCAATTCAATTTGTACACCTATCCAATTACCGATGTTACGTGATTCTGCAGATGTTAATGACTTTTGCAATTTAACAACTGCTGCGATTGTTTTACGATTGATAGAATTTACTACCATTGGCTTAACTTCTTCTTCAAATTCAAGAAAATAACCATCAGTTTTGTTACCTGACACATCTACATTTTTTGCGTAATAAGCATCTTTAATTGTCAATATGCATTGACCTAATTCATTTACGATTGTTTCAACATCAATACCTGCAATGTGCGTTGACTTGCGGTACTTCATACAATCGATTTCGTGTTCTTTGTTCATACTTTTATTTTTTTAAAGTTAGTAAAAATATGCGTTGTCAAGTCGCATCCCTTGTTGTTTTATTTGTAACTTATAATTTCACCCCATCCAGAACCTTCTAATTCTTGTAAACAATCTTTTAATGTCAAAAAAGTGTGTGTTGCTTTTCCTGTTCCTATGCCACATTTAATTACATAAATAGTAATTTTTCCTAAATGGTCTTTTGAACTTTTCTTTTGAATACAACCACCTTGTCTAAATTGTAAATGCTTATAGCCTTGAGCAACTAAATTTGTTGCGTCTGTTAAATTTTTCATAATTTTCGCTTCTCTGTACATTTGTTTTACTTCAACACTTGCAACAAGTAATTCTTGGTGTGTCATTTTTAAAATTTCATTTGTTGTTTTCATAATTTTTAAATTGTTTCGTTAATAATTATATGTAAATATAAGTACTTTGTTTATAACTGCAATACTTTTTAACAATTATTTTTAAATTATTTTCATTTATTTTTAAAACCCCAATGTTTATGCGGGTTTTAAATATTAAATTTTAACACAATTCTATTAAATTAATTTCCTCACTTCTCAAAATGCAGCCAGTTTTGAACCAGCAGTCATCCTTTGCTATCTCAATTGCTTGCTCTTCACTTACTGCAAATGTCTCAATGAAGTATGTTTGCTTGTATGTTATTCTATATCGTTTCATTATCCGTTAATTTTACTCGTTAAACTTCTTGTTAATTTATCCACCTTCATTTCAAGTTCCATTATCTGAATTTGATACGGGTCTGCTATTTCTTGTTTATACAATTTAAGATACTCTTCTTTGCTTATTGACTCAATACCTTCATTATCATTTTTAAATGCGTCTAATTCGCTTAAAAGTGCTTTATTTTGCATTGTAAGTTGTGCGTTTACATTCTCGGCTTGTCTTAATATATCTTTAAAATTCAAAAAGACTTGTTTTATATCGTAAACATTGCGGTCAAATTCAATCGCAGCCAATAAAGATTCTCTATTTCCTTGCTTAATCTTTTGAGATATGAATTTATACTTCAATTCGCTCAGGAATGTATCAGATAAATTAATCTTTGTGTCAATGCTGCTATTCCAATATGCTATTTTTTCCATACTTTTTTATATTTAAAATGGTACAACTTCTATTATCGAATCTCGGTTAAACAAATCCTCCTTATCAAAATTCTCGTTTACTTTTATTGCGCTTTCAACATTCATTTCTTTGTGCTTTATGTTTAAATCTCCACGATTTGAATATATTTCACCTCCAGTAATTGACTTTACATAGTACCGATATGAGCGTAAATTTAAGAAAAATTTATAAACTCCATTTTTACTTGTCCCTTTTGGTTTTGTTTTAGCTATTCTAACGTGCAATTCGTTATCGGTTGCATATTCGCTATTGAAAGTTAGAAAGTTTACGGGTGGTCTCCAAAAGATAAGCATTGACATTCCCTTTCTAAACCAAACTTGTCCACCTGCAAAGTCTCTTGCAGTCGGCATTGGATAGTAATAGTCGCCATCCTTAATCTTTTCAGCCTTTTGGTCTCTAACGTGTGTAATTACGCAATGATGTCTATTCGTTGCCTTTGCATTTTTACGTACCATTCCTAAAACTCTGCTTAAATACCTGTCTTCTCGTCCTAAATCCACCGGTAAATAGTCTTCCTTTAATTCGTTCCAAGGGTCTACAGTTGTTGTTTGAATGCTCACGTTATTATCCTTTTCAAACTTATCTACCATTTTGTAAAAGTCATCAATTGTAATATCTGCTTGGTCGTCTACTATAAAAAAATGCTTTTCAACGAATGTTTCAGCTAACAATTTCTCGGATGCACTCATCATATTTGTGTTTTTTACATAAGGTTTTCCTACAAATTTGTGCATAATTTCGGAATAAACATCAATATGTGAACCCGTTTCAGGAGAATAAATTACGTGCTTCCATCCGTGTAAGCAAGAAAGGTTAATTAACATCTCAAACCAAAACTCACTTTTACCTGAAGCCGGAGCGCCCGCTAAATATGTAGTACTTCCAAGTCTTATTGTATACGGAAAAGCTTCCCATTGCCAACCAACGCTTTTACCCATTTCTAAGCCATCGACATAAAGCGTATTCAGTTCTTTCGATACATCGGATAGTTTCTTAATCATGGTCGTGAATTGTGTATGTTCCTACTATGCCTTTTTTATCGGTTATTAATTCAGTTCCGTACAAATCAATTGTTTTAGGTCTTGAAAAGTATTCGATAGTACAATGCTTGTAATCGTTATCTCTATGGAAAGCATCTTTCTTGCAGTTTAACATGGCAGTATGTATATGCGTTTTAGTATAACCTTGCTTAAGTAAATTTTTATATTTCTTTTTTACCGCATCTGATACAACTGCAAATTTCCGCTCAAAGATTTTATTGATTGTATCAAGTAGAATAGAGAAATCGATATCGTCAACTTTAGTTGATGTATATATATTATGTATAACATTATCATTAACATTAACATTAACAGTTGATTCCGTTGCAACGGATTTAACGTTCGTTGATTCCGTTAGTACGTTATTCAACGTTTGTTCCTTCTTTAATTTTCTTGATTCTGCGCTTTTCTTTCCAGCTATAGACCACTGTTCTCGCTTATCTTCGTACTTTTCCAAGTCTCTTTTTAATTGTTTTTTAATTGGAATAAATGCAACCTTAACAAGTGAATCTTCTGTATCCGGATTTTTATCATTCACGTACTTTAGTATATGTTTAATTAATTTACCCGCAACTTCATCTGTTAATTCATCGAATAACTCTTCATAATCTGCATAAAGAAGAAATCCTTTTTTGTCTTCTGCCATAATTTAAATGTATTAAAAAAGCCAATACCAACAAGGTGCGTGAGAAAACCTTGTGATACTGACTTTAAATTAAAATTTCTTATGAAGTTCTCACGCTTCGAATTGCAAATATAATAAATTTATCCTAATAAAAATCTATTTCAATAAATTCTTCTCCTTTTTTTGTTTTTTCTTTATGTAAAACCAAGTAAATTAAATCTCGGTCATTCACATTATACTTCTTTTGTAGTAAATCCAGCACTAACTTTGTAGGATTATCTATGTCGCTCATCATGTTGCTAAATCCAAAAGTTATTTTTAGCTGTTTAAATTCCTTTATTTCAATATCAGGCAGCAATCTCAATACTTGAATCTCGTATTTCTTGTATTCAGGTGATTTGAATCGCTTGCCTTGCCACGCTTTATTAACTGATAATGGCTTTATTTTTAGATTAATTATCATTGCTTTAATTTTGTTTAGTTATGAAATCTACTAATGGCAATAATATTCCTTTAGAACTATTCATATCACCACCCTTTCTATCTCTACTTGTGTTTAAATATACTCTACATAAAATCTTTAATTCTTCAGTTTTTATAAATATACAAAGAACGTCGCTTAACCAATAGCACCAATATTCAGCCTCACTTGTAGATAGCCCGCTTGGCTTACCTCTTGATTGATATTCAACGTATATATTTCCGGTCTCTAAACATTTAAAATCTCGCTTTATTTCTATTTTACTTCCTAACAAATCATTAAATTGCTTTTCGTAAACTTGACCTACTTTTAAATCGTAACGAAAATCATTATTATAATCCATAATTATCCAAGTATTAATTCCTGATTTAACTCAAAATACTCAACATCATTATCTACCTTATCCAATACCTTCAATTGAATTTCACGCAGTTCTTTAACATTAGCACAATTAATTACCGCATATTCCAACCAAGATAAAGGCTGCTTTTTTTCTCCGAATATAAAACAATCGTTTAACTGGTCTGCAATTTCTTTAGTGTACATCAAAAACAATTCGTCTTCCTTAAAGTTTTGATATGTTTTAATGTAATGCAACACGCTACAATGCTCTTTTCCGCCTAAATAAGAGCCTATCTTTTCTAAGCTAAATAAAGTATTCTTTCTTAAAAATACTGCTGCATACATCCGCTTATAGACCATATCTCTTTTGCGTGTGATTTCGCAAACTCCGGATGCTTTTATAACGGATAATGTTTTTTCGATGTCTATTTGTTTCATATTGTTTCTTCTTTAGTAATTTCTTCCCATTGCAAATCTAACCATTGCAAAAATGCTCTTTGTATTTGATTTTGTTGGTCGAATATTTCCATATTGCCAACGTCCATAAAATGCTTATCTAATCTTCTTATTGCCTTTATTGCTTCGTTCTGCAATTGTTTTGCTTTAAATCTAAACGGAAAGTCCTCCAGTTTATCAGCGCACGTTGGTAAGATAGATGTGATTGATGTTAAAAAAAATTCTTCTTTTGTCATAATTTTTCTATTTCTTTTTTAACTTCTCGCCAAAACTCAGTACCTCTGTCCGCTCCCATATATCCTAATACTTCCTCCACAGCAATCAATGCGCATAGTTTAGCAGTTGGATATTCTATTCTTGAATAATCTGACATCTTATTACTTTGCAAATTTTCAAACTTTTCTACTAATTCAATTGCTTTCTCTTTTGCTGTCATAACTCAAATTCTTTTAAATATAATTCTATAACTCTAACTGTCTTCTGTAAATCTTCCTGAAATTGTCCTTTCTTTCGGCATCTTACAATACGTTTAATTATATCGAATTCCCACGCATTTAATTCGTTTTGTTCTGCAAATAGATAAAGACTGCCGTTTGAATTGTCGTAGTGAGTATCTTTATTTTCTTTGTACCCATCCTTTAAACTCATATAGTTTTCCGCTCTTTGTTTTGCCATCATATTTTTATACTCTTTATCAATTGCCGTTTTTAACAAATCATTGTATTGTTGCTCAATTTCTTTTGCTT